CACGGCGCAGGATCCGACGACCTCGAAGGCCACCCTGACCGTCTATGACGCGAAGGCGGAGGTCGACATCTCCAACAACCTCCTCAACGACAGCCCGATCGACGTCGCGGGCTACGTCACGCAGGCGATCGGGAATGGATTCGCGAAGTTCACCGATACCGTCTGGCTCCAGGGCCATGTCGCCAATTCCATCGCCGGCCTGTACGCCGGGATCTCCGCCGGACGGAAGGCCACGGTGGCCGCCGGCTCGACGATCTCCGCGGCCAACGTCGGAGCGGTCGTCGGCTCGGTCGATCCGATGGTCCAGGGGGAGTTCGCCTGGGTCGTCAGCGGTGCCGGCTGGGGCCAGCTGCTCGCCCTCGAGGGGACGCGGTTCGTCCAGCCGATGGTCGGTGGCGGTGCTCCCGTCCCGACCGTGTGGGGCGTGCCTGTGTACAAGTCCGACGTCCTGCCGGCCAACGTCCTGGCCGTCTACGGGGCCTTCCGCATGACGACCGCAATCGCCATGCGGTCGGAGATGTCGGTCGTCCCGCTCCGCGAGATCAAGGCCCGCGAGAACCAGACGGTCTTCCTCGCCCACGGCCGGTTCGGTCTGGCCAACCACGACCCGTCCTTCGCCGGTGCCATCCTCCAGGGCACCTGATCCTGGCTCCTGACTCCCGCCCGTCTCCAGCGGCGGGGCGTGGCTCACCCCCTCGCCCGGCCGCCCCCCTTTCCGGAGCTCTCTCATGTCCAGTGTCTCGATCCAGTTCCGCCAGGAGTACGGGGACCACGCCGCCGGGTCCGTCGCGAAGTTCCCGGAGCCGATGGCCCGCCATCTCGTCGACTGCGGCCTCGCCACGTTCGTCGCCGCCCCCGAGGCGGCCGAGCTCCCGGTCGAGCGAGCCGAAGCCCCGAAGCCCAAGAACGTCCAACGCGCCACCCGCTGACCTCGAGGGGGCCCCATGCTCGTCCGATCCGTCGTCCCGGTCACTCAGCCCGAGGTCGAGCCAGTCTCGCTCCGGGCCGCGAAGGCCCAGCTGGGACTTCTCCCCGAACAGGAGGACGATCACGAGTTGATCCTCCGACTGATCGCCACCGGCCGCCGGCTGGTGGAGCAGCGGCTCGGGGTTTCGCTCGCCGCCCGGCAGTACCGCGCGACGTTCACGGCCGAAGACTTCTACCCAACCCACCAACGTCAGATTGGTGTTTTGCGGATTCCGGTCTCGCCGCTCCTGGTCGACGTCGACCACCCGCTCGCGATCACCGCCGGCGGGGTGGCCGTCTCCTCGGCCACCTACGCGGTCGACGCGGATTCCCGTCCGGCGGTGGTCCGGTTCTCTTCGTTCCCAACTCTGCCAGCCGATGGGACGCTCGTCGTCACCTACTGGGCCGGGCCCGCGCCGGGGGCCAGGATCGAGCCGGGGCTGGAGTCGGCGATCCTGCTCTACGTCGCTCACTGGTATCGCAACCGTGAGGCGGTGATCACCGGCACGATCGCCGAGGAGCTCCCCGCCGCGTGCGAGACGCTCCTGGCCGCTCACTCCGTAACGGGGGCCTGGTGATGGTCATGCGTCCCGCCGGCACACGGACCCATACGTTCCGGATCGAGACGGCGACCGTCTCCCGGAACGCCGTCGGCGAGGCCGTCCAGTCGTGGTCGAAGCTCACCCGCCGCCGGGGGTCGATTCGCCAGACCAGCTACGGAGAGACAACCGAGCGGAAGCAGACCGTGGGGCAGTCGGAGTTCGAAATCGTGATCCCGTTCGTCGATGGCCTGGACGGAACCTGTCGAATCGTCTGGGAGTCCGGGGGGAATCGGATTCTCTATCCGACGTCCGTGGTCGCCCACGATCGCGACGAACAGACGATCCTCGCGTCGGAGAAGACCGCGTGAGCGTGAAGTTTTTCGAGTACCGCGGGGCATCGACGAAGGGGCAGATCGCCGATCTGTTTCGGGCCTACCGGGATCTCCCCGGCTCACTCGCCAGGAAGCATCTCAAAGCCGCAATGAGGCGGGCGATCAAGCCATTCCACCCAGCCCTTCGGGCGAACACGCCGAAGGACACGGGCAACCTTCGGCGATCGATCCAGACGATCCTTCGATTCAAAGACCGCGCCAACTGGGGCGGCCATGTCGTCGGGGTCGTCGGCTTCGGCCGCAAGGGCAAGCGGAAGGGATACCACTCCCACTTGCTCGAGCTCGGGACCGCGGAGCGAAAGACGCGAAACGGTGCCAGGCGAGGTTCGGGGCCATCCCGCGAGATGGTCCGACGGACGCTCAATGAAAACCGGCAGGGGATCGCGTCCAACCTGGCGAAAGAACTGGCCGTGAGCCTGGAGCGCGCGGCCCGGGAGCTCGAGGTCGGCAGGGCCAAGGGAAGATTCCGGGGGTATTGATGCCAGCGAACAACGCGACCGCCGCCGCGGCCGGGATCGACGTCTATCCCGTGACCAGCCCCGACAAGAAGGAGCCCCCCTTCTGCTGTTTCGCCCGGGACAACACCGACCGCGATCTCGACCTGGAGAACGGGACAACCGGGGCTGTCCTCGGGACGTTCACCGTCGAGATCTACTCCGACGGATACCTCGCCGGCAAAGCCCTGGCCGACTCCGTCCGGGCAGCGTTGAACAACTTCACCGGCACGGCCAACGGTGCCACCATCGACCGCGTCCAGTTGACGGACGAGCGGGACGGTTCCCCGGTCGAGTTCGAGGGCCGCTCTCAGACGACGTTCGTCATCGAGCAGATCTATCAAATCTCCTGGAACGAATGACCCATGCCACCTTCCGCTCTCCCCTCCGCGCAGGGTACGACGTTCACGTTCGCCGGGACCACGTTCAAAGTCCGCAAGGTCTCGCGCAAGCGGTCGACCCAGGAGATCGAGGTCTCGACGCTCGACCTCGCCGAGGGGTCGGACGCGGTGTATGAACCGGCCCCGCTCAACGACGGCGACGTTATCACCGTCGAGGGGTACGACATGCCAAACCCCGGCCAGGACGCGTCGGGGGCGATCACCTGCGCGAAGTTCGGTATCTCGGGGTACGCAATCTGCACCGAGTACGAGATCTCCGGTGAGGTGAAGGGGAAGATCCAATTCACCGCGGCCTTCCGTATGACGACCGTCGTTCCGCCGTCCCCGTGATCATGGGGGCGACATGGCAAGCGCGCAGGGATTCGCGGTCTCATTCGGCGGGGTAACTCTCGGGAAGATCCGGCGGTTCCGCTGCGCTCTTCCCGGCGGCCAGGTGGTCGACGTCACCGCGGCCGGTGCCACGATCCTCGGGTCTGGTGCGAACAGCCGGATTGTTCGGCAAGTGGACATCACCGCCGTCGATCCGATCACGCTCGAGGTTGAGTTCCTCGGGAACCCCTCGTCGCTCGGTCCCTCCGACCGCGGCCGGCGCGCGACTCTCGCGGCCAGTTGTCATGCCTTCTCGGTCAGTGGCTCGGCGCTGATGACCAACCTCGAGTTCACCGGCCAGATCCGCGACAAGGTTCGTGGAGTGGCTCAGTTCACCTTTGACGGAACCTGACATGCTCACTCGCGAATCGATCCTGGCTGGCCCTCGTCGCGAAGCGGTGGAGGTGGAGGTCGACGGGCAGACGGCCCGGCTCCGTCATCCAACGTTCGCGGAGTGGCGTGGCATCGTCGCCCGGCACGGCGAGACGAAGCCCGTCGCGGCCGAGGCCGCGGCCAAGGCAGTCGCCATCCTCCTGGTCGACGAAGCCGGGAACCGGCTGTTCCCCGACGGGGATGTCGCCCTCCTCCTTCAGGCTTCGCCGGCGATCGTCGCGGGCCTGTACGCGAAGGCGTGGGAGACGGTCCTCGCTGTCGACGATCAACGTGTCGAGGTGGCCAAGGGGGAATAGAAGGCCAGCCGCTGGAGCGGTTCGTCCGTCGGCTGGCCCTGGAATGTAATCGGCCCGACTTCCGGAGGTTCGTCGAGGAGATCGATATCGAGGAGATCGTCGGCTGGCTGGCCTTCTGGCACGTTGAACCATTCGGGGAACACTGGCGGCAGGCAGCCCGGACGGCGGTGACGGTGGCCGGGGCCATGGCCAAGGTCCATCCAAATATGGAGGAGATGTTTCTCCCGAACTACCGGATCGATGAGGACGTCCAGAGCGACGAGGAAATGGCGGCGGTCCTGGCGACCGTCCCAGCGTTCGCGGAACAGATGAAGCGGCAAGGGGTGATCCAATGAGCGCAGCGATCGGTGGAGTGGCCGCGATCTTCACCGCCTCCACCTCTGGACTCGTCCAGGGGACCGGGGCGGCAGGGGCCGCGCTGCGAAAGCTCGGTGGCGACAGTGACGCGG